AAGCGCCCTTGATTCCATAGCGCGTCGGAGACGTCTTGCCGCAAGCCCCACACACCCAGACACAACCGGGCAGCGCTCGTAGATCCGCCATGTCCGCAGAATACCCAATGCCAAAAGAAACAGCAACTGCAGCAGTCACCGAGACCGCGAAACCAAGGCTCTTCGATCATCCGAACAGGCCCGTTTTCGTGCTGGTTCCATATAACGAGAAGGACCAAGCCGTGTGCCGCGAGGCGCTAGCCGACTCTTACTTCTCGTTCATGGAGACACCGCCAGAAGTGGTCACGGAAATCAAGCCGATGCTCCTGCGTCAGGACTCGATCATCTACGTCGTGCATCCGACTCGCGTGCGGAAGCCAAATAAGGCTGGGCGCTACGAGTTTCTAACCGAGCCCCACATTTCCCTACCCTTCGATATGGAGACGTTGGTTCAAGGCAAGGCGCGAGTACAACTAGACCTCAATGGTATTACGGGCGAGATCTCGAAGAGATGCAAGAACGATCCAGCGGAACGGGGCGGACGCTTCTTCAGGGCCCAGTTGTCGAGCGTGGACAAGAAGGCTCCGAACGAGGCGATGATTCGCATCACCGATCTCTGACCGAGTACCGGCGACTGCGCCGGCAAATGATCGAGCTGCTCGAAGAGGAGCTCAGCCGGCGAGCGGCAACGCCGACAGTGTCTGATTGCAGACGAGCCCTAGCGATGGCGCGGGAGCTCTTAGAGCTGCAGCAGGCTGAACTGTTAGACGTCGTGTTATAATACAGCGTGCCTCTAAACTCGTGGTTCACTAACGCTATAGACGATCTACCGGGTGAGACGGTACCGCAGGGATCTGTCTCGCCCACGCTGCAAAAGTTTTTTGGCAACGCGATTACGGCGACGAAGTCGGTGAATCCGCTCGTCACGCAGCTTGGTACGCAGAATGTAACGCAAGCACTGCCGACCTCGACGCAGGTCACGCAGCCTACGCCTGGGCCGGTTATCGCCGGTCCGCACCCGTACGTAGACCCGACTCAACCACGCGCGGGAGCTCTGCCGATTGTGACTACGGGCCCTATCGTGCAGTCAAGCACTGGGGCTCCGCTCATCGGTCCTGGCCACAACGCTGACGCTACCACGTACTTCGACCGAGACCGCTACAAGGGCACGCCCGAGCAGCGGCTCGCGCAGTGGCGCAAAGAAGTCGACATCGCGGTCGAGGCCAAGCGCAAGTTCCTCAGCGAGCGGCTGTCGAAGGCGCAGTCGGAAGCGAAACGACTCGGCGAGCTCGTACCGACCCTCGAGGCGCAAAACGCTGAGGCCCACGCGGGCTACGAGGACTTTCTAAAGGCCACGTTAGCAGCGCGGGTCAAGGGTATAAACGACCCGAATGACCCTATCTATCGTGCGAACACGATCGATACGATTCGAGCGGAATTTCCGTTCGACAGCTGGGCAAGCGTGTCCGACGCGACGCTCAACTCAGCGCGCCGCGACTTAGCGACAGCTACGGACAACTCGAAGAAGTGGGGCGACTCACTTGATGTCGATTGGCAAAATGCCGACAACGGCATGTATAAGCAAATCGACACTTATACAGCCGAGTACCAGAAATATAAGGACTGGGATGAGGCGTATCGCAAGGCCCAGTCAGGCAACGACATTGCCTCCAAAGAATACGAGAACGAGCGCGCTGCTTACGAAAAGCTAGCGGGCGAGTGGCAGACATTTCTCGACGCAGACGCACAATGGAAAGCACAAGCAACGCAGCTAAATGCCGATATTGCGGCCGGCAAGTATCGAGTCCAAAACGCGTGGAAGCTGATCACGAGCGGGAATCTGACCCCCGCGCAGCGCGACGCGCTGATGGCGGAGCTCGAGAAGGGCAACGTCAATCCAAACCTTGGCGTACCCGACCTTGGTCCGCAGCCGACGCCCCCCGCGACAGAGCTGCCTGGGACGCCGCCTACCCCACCGCAGATCGTAGACCTGCCGGCGCTGAACCTGGACCCTGGTATAGCAAGCTTTTTGGGAGTCGAGCCGACTCACGGCGGTGTAGCTGCGACGCAGATCGAAGCGCCGACAGTGATTACGCCAGCGGCAGCAGAGCAGACGCCGCTACCCGACACGACTCCGCAGCCATGGGCGGCCCCGACCTCGACCGCACCCGCACCCGCGACTGGTACGACGCAGACCGCGACCACTCCACCGTGGGAGCCGGGACACACGCCGACGCTGGCGGAGGCTCAAGCCTACGTCTACCCGACTACCCCTGGGGGGCAGACTCCTACGCCAGCACCGAGCTCAGCGACGGGTGGAACAGCACCGCTAGCAGCGTCGGAAGTACCACCCACGGGAGCGGAGTCGGCGGGCACGACCCCGGAACCGGATCCGACACCACAGGAGGATTCGGGGGAGGCGGCGGGGACTTCGGAGGGGGAGGCGCCTCCAGCGACTGGTAACACTGGTGCCATCAGTGCTGGCACAGCGGAAAAGAAGGGTACGCCGCAGCGCGAGGTTGGCGCAGGCACCCCGCAGACGAACGCGCAGGGCAGCACTCAGCAAACGCTCGACCAAGCCAGCAGCACGCCAGCTCCGACGCCGCAGAGCACGCCGGGTGCGCTCGCGAAGCTGACGTCTGGCGCGGCCATCGAAGAGCAAGGCGGCGAAGACGGTCAGAACGACGGCTCGGCCGGGCAGACGACCGACAAGGACGAGAAGACGAGCAAGCCGCAGAGCACGCCGCCGTCGATCCTCGCGCCGTTCCAGAAGCAGGCGGAGATCGAGAAGACTCCAGAAAGCCAGGACGCATGGGCGTAGTAGATGATTTTCTTGAAGGCTGGAAGCGTAAAGCTGGCCTCGGAGACACGGGCGAAGCAGTCACAAACTACTTCACTAAAGACCAAAATACATTCGGTCGCAAAGATAGACCCGAAGGTATCGATGCCACGTACGTCGATGTTGACAAAGACGGCAACGAATACACTGGTCGAACTATAGGGCAGACTGTATCTAGAAAGCCCTATGAAAAGGCGAAAGAAAGAAATCCGGTTTCTACCGCGCTAGGCGGCATGGCCGGCAGTGCGACGGTACAGGCGCCGGTGTTCGCCGCTACCAGTGGTATAGGCTCTATCCCTGGGCGGCTCGCACGCAACTATCTGACGGCTGCCGGCGAGCATGCACTGAGCGACGAGCAGGGCGGGCTTAGTGACAAGGTGAAGGGTACGGCGAAGTGGAGCGTCGATAACCCGCTGCAGACCGCTGTGAACACGCTCCTGCCCGAGGTGATGCCTCACGCGATCAAGGGCCTGAAGGCGGGAGTCGGCAAGCTCCTCGGCCGCGCTCCGAAGCCACCGACGCCTCCAACCAACAGCCCCGTCGACGAGTCCGAGGTCGATGACGTCTTGGCTGAGATCGGCGACTACGAGGCGCAGCACGGCGCACAAGAGTCTGCCGAAGCGAAGGCAGCGTTGGTCAAGAAGATTATGGACCGGCGCATCTCGGCGAACGACAACGCAGACGTCGACTTGCCGCAGGTCGGTAAGCCCGCTCGAAGGAACGTCGCTAACGACAACATCAACATTCCGATGCCGCAGGTGCCTCGAGAACAGCGCGTGAAGCGTGCGGTCAATGACGACGCAGATAGGCTGCGCGTTGAAGGCAACACGGTCGAAGAGGCGCTGGGCAGCTTCTTCGACCACATCAAGAAGATGCCGATGTTTCAACGTCGCCCGCCGCAGACAGAAAACATTCTCAACGAGATGAACGAGACGGGAGAGCTGCCACCCAAGGATAAACTGACAGATATCGTGCGAGAAGCGTACCCGGACAATATCGGGATAAGGAAGCGGACGCGACTGGCGCTCAACGAAGAGCCGGTCAACACGCAGAACGACCACATGGGCGCGCACGAGATGGGCAAGCAGCGCAGCGCCGAGGCCAGCGACGCTTTCGACAAAGCAACGACGCACGAAGAGCGGATGTCCGCGCTCGACCAGCAGCGAGACGCCTACACCCTGCCCAAGCGCGAGCCCACGGGAGACGACGACGTAAGCAACATGATCCGCGAGCTCCGCGGCAAAGAGGCAGCGGAGAAGGCGGACTGGGAAGCGAAGTGGGTCTCGAAGCAGGAGGACAAAAACCTTCTCGACCCGGACGAGGAATAATATGCCAGATCCGGCATACGCAGAGCTCATCCGCAAGCTCAAGGGAATGTTCGACTCGAAGCCTAAGTTCGACGTCGACGTAGGCCCCGTCGAAGAGCTCAAGTACGGCGCTGTAGAGCCGCCGACGATTGACCTTCAGAACCGCCCCGAGCACCGCATGCCAGACGGCAGCGTGGCGACAGTGCGCTCTATGGGAATCGAACACGACGGCAAGCACGCGCTACTGCCCACGATCAGCCACGAAGGCAAAATCTGGTCAGACGACGAAGCGTTCGAAAACTACATGAAAACGAACGAGCACATGGGGCTCTACCCCGACGACGAGACGACAGACAAAGCGGGCGAGCTGATCCACCAGGACCAAGCCCAGATGCTGCGCGACCGTCGCACCGACCGCTTCAAAGACAACTTCAAGTGGCTTGCCAACGACTCGCGCATGCGACTCGCCGACAAGGGCAACGCTAACCCTAGCCCCGAAGACATCGAGAAAGAAAACAAGCAGCACGAGGACGCAGACGTACTGCTTAGCACTGATCTGTGAACGAAACCGGACTGAGCGACACTAGCCTGCTTTGGCGGGCGGGTCGCATACGTTACAAGCTACACCCCGGGCAGTTAGAGCTCTACGAAAAGTATAGAGCTTGGGAGGCGGAGACGTACGCGGCACGCTTGCGCGGCGACGTCGTGCATCCTGACGCCGACTGGCCGCGCATATACGTGGCCAACTGCGCCCGCCGCTTCGGAAAAGACTTTCTGGGGCTGCTGATCCGCATCGAAGACGCCATTCGTGAGCCGAAGCAGATCCTAACATACGCGACCGCTCTGCAAAAGGACATTGCGTCGATTGTTATGCCGCTCATGGAGCAGATCTGCGACGACTGCCCGCCGAGCATACAGCCCTATTATCGGCAGAGCTACCAGGGAGTCGAAAGCGGCTTCTATTTCCATAACGGCAGCGTCCTGCGCCTCATAGGTCTCGACTCGAACCCGGACGGTCTCCGCGGGCGCTGGTCGAACGGCGTGACCATCTCCGAGGCCTGTTACGTCGATAAGCTCAAGTACGTCGTCCAGTCGATCATCATGCCTCAGTTTCAGGGGCATTTGAAGGCGACTTTGATGATGAACTCGACCCCCGCGCGGGATCCTGGGCATCCGTACAAAACAGAATTTGTCCCCGACGCCATCAAGCGCGACGCCTATTCGAAGTACACGATCTTCGACAACCCGCGCCTCGGCAAGGCCGAGCGAGACGAACAAATCCGCTCGCTCGGTGGCATCGAGGCCGAAGAGTGCCGCCGCGAGTGCCTCTGCGAAGACGTCCGCAGCGAGTCTCTAACCGTCCTGCCCGAGTTTAGTATCGCTCAGCATGTGATGGAGCAGAAACTACCGCCGTATGCTTGTGGTTATACGGTTGTAGACCCGGGTACTCGGGACCTGTGCGCTATAATCTGTGTCTATTACGACTTTGCGCGCGCCAAAATGGTCGTTAGCCACGACTGGGCCCAGCGCGGCGCGCCGACTAACACGGTCGCGCACGCCATCCGCACGACCGAGTCGGCAGCATTCAAGGATCTCACGTTCTGGTCAGACAAGATGTTCAAGCGCAACCCCGTCTACCGCTACAGCGACATCGACGCGCGCATGATCCTCGACCTGAATGTGCAGCACAAAATAAAGATTGGCGCAGCGGACAAAGACGGCGCCGAAGCAGCGCTAAACCAGCTACGAAACGCGTTTCAGAACCAGCGCATCGAGATCAACCCGCGCTGTCGGCAGACGATCCAGCAGTGCGAGCAGCTCATCTGGAACAAATCACGAACGTCTTACGAGCGTAGTGACGCGCTAGGGCACGGCGACCTTGTCGACTGCCTAAAATACGCCTGGCGGCACGTCAACCGCCAGCAGTCACCCATGCCGCCCTACGGAATCGTGCTTTCTCGCGATATTCCCCTCGAGAATATTTTTCTGCATGAGGGCGACCTTCGCTCACAGAGCCGCGTGAGCAAGGCAGCCAACGCAATCATGCCTCGCGGCGTTCAGACGCGCGGTCGGAGATCCAATGTTTGAGCTCGAACAGAAGCACGCCGCGAATCAGAATGACCCAAAAGAGCGGGAGACGTCGACGACTGAAGACGCGCTGCAGCTCATCGATGAGTATTGGGCCAATGAGCGCGACCCCGACGAGCTCTGGTCGACGCTGAGCGACAAAGAGCAGGAGTTTTACTGCGCGCTCGAGCGGCGGAACCTGTTCAACATGTACCGCTTCTCGTTTTCGCACTATTTCGGCCTGCACGGTGCGTCAGGAGCCTCTTCACGCTGGCAGACGCAGTCGATCTCCTTCGCCGGGCCCGACAACGAGCTCATCGACTTCTGCATGAACGAATATCGGTCATTCGCTGACCAGATCTTCAACATGCAGACTAAGCACCGTCCGTCTTTCGAGGCCCAAGCCTTGAATACTGACTACAAGTCGCTGGCGCAGGTTCAATCCTGCGACACGATGGTGAAATACTACTTCGAAGAGGTCTACGGCGAGAAAAAGGAGAAAGAAGTAGTAAAGATAGAGGGTCTCTACGGCAAAGCTTACACTCACCTAGAGTGGGATCCTGATGGCGGCCGTCAGATCGAATACGAAGAGGAGATCCCGAGCGACCGCGGCCCCATTCCGGTCAAGAAGCGCGGCAAATCAGGCGTTATTCGTCTCGCCCGCTGCTACCCGTGGGAGGTGATCTGCGAACCGTACCGCTCCGAGCTCGACGACCCGATGTGGCGCATGGTCATCGGCGCGAAGCGCAACAAAGTCGAGATGATCGCGCGCTACCCGCTCTTCGCCAAGCAGATTGACGAGTCGGACTACGTCGCGAACGTCTACGAGTACCAATTTCCCGGCTCAGACCCCCTCGCCAAAGAGCCCGAAGGTACGTGCGGCTATCGAATCTTCTATCACGTGCGCTGCATGAGCATGCCCGAGGGCAGACGAGCGATTTTCGTCAATAATGTCTTGGTTGACGACGGCCCGCTGCCGATCGACGAGATTCCGGTCTACCCGTTGTGTCCTTCGGAGCTCCACGGCACGAGCTTTGGCATCTCAGCACTGTGGAATCTGCTGCCTATGGAGCAGATGACCAATCAGGTGCTAAGTGACATGGCGACTAACATCGAGGCCTTCGGAAGGCCGCCGTTAGCGCTCGTCGAAGGCTCCGACATCGACATCGACAGTTTGGCGAATGGCCAGAAGGTAATTTTCATCCCGCCGAACACGGAGCCGCCAAAACCCGTCCAATTCCCGCATCTGCCCGAGTACACCTTCAAGGTCTTGGACATGCTGAAGGCCTCGAAGCAGTCGATCAGCGGTCTGAACGCGATTGCACGCGGCGACACGTCGACGAACATCACTTCGGGCGCCCACGCGGCACTTTACAGTCAGATCGCCGTCGAGGCGCAGTCAGACGAAGCTCTGAACCTCGACCTGCACCGAGAAGCTGTCGCAAACGGCATGATCAGCTTTTTAAAGTACCACGCTAAGCACCCGCAGCTCGTGGCCATCGTCGGAATCGACGAACGCGCATATCTCGAGGAATTTACCGAGAAAGAATGGACGGGCATTCAGCGTGTGCGAATCAAGACGGCCAACCCGGCCCTCAAGACGTCTGCCGGCAAGATGCAGCTCGCCGAGCTCCTGCGCCAGTGGCCCGGCATGCCGATCAAAGACCCGCAGCAGATTATCGAGCTCGTGGTCAGCGGTCAGTTCAAGCCTGCCTACCAGCCGACGCGCAGCGCCGAGCTCCGCATCCGCCGCGAGAACGAGAAGCTGCTCAAGGCGCCACAGGTCACAGAAGTGCCCGGCAAGCCCGGCCCAGACGGATCACCGGGGCAACCGAAGAAGACGGTCCCAACCGTCAAGGTGCTCGCGACCGACAACGTCTCGAGCCACTTGTTCGGCCATCTCGAGGTCCTGACGTCTCCCGCAGCGGAGAAGGATCCGCGCATCATGCAGGCGTGTCTCACGCATATGCTTGAGCACGTGGACCTGGCGCGCAACGGCGACCCCTACCTGGCCGGCGTGCTCGGCAACCCACCCCCGCAGCAGCCAGGCGGCCCACCGCCGCAGGGCGGCCCTCCAGGCGGCAAGAACGGCTCGAGTGGCAGTAGCCCGACGCAGGCGACGCAGAACAAAGCCGCCGCCGTGCTCGGCCCAGACAACACAGACGACTCTAACGGCGGTTCCATACCCTCACCGGCCAAGCCCGCCCAGCCGCCCAAAGCGGCAGCATGACACAACCAACAATCGAACTAGGACAACGTAGCTATGGCAGAGCCATCCGCAACGCCCTCGTCGACTGGTACCGGCACATCGGCACCCTCGACATCGGGCTCCTCACAATCATCATCCTCCACCTCGACCTCGTCCCCCTCGCAATCTGGATCGGTACCGAGCTCGGGATCTTTGTCTTCGCGAGAATTTGCGAGACAGCTGCGAAGCAAGCCGAATGGGAGCTTCGACACGATCCGCCCTGCCGACAAGCCCGCGGAGAACGACAACGCGAGCATTGCCGCTAGCCAGGCCCAAGAGCCCACCCAGCGAGAGTACAGCGACGACGCGCCATGGTACCAGCGCTACGAGCAGGGCATCCACGGCGTGCCCGCCAAAGACCTCCTAGAGGCCTTGGAGCGCGGCACGGTGCCAGACGCTCTGATGGGCAAGCTGCGTCTCGCCATGGGCGAGGATGGCTACGAAGGCTCGTTAGAAGAGCTTCGAAGCGGCGCCATGATGCGCCGCACGTTCACCCAGAAGTCGCAGGAGCTCGCGGAGCAGCGCCGTAGCTTCGAGGCCGAGCAGGGCGAGCTCGTGAACTACCTCAGCAATTGGAAGCAAGACCCGCAGCAGCTGCTTTACGGCATGCGGCGCCTCGGCATGCCCATTCAAGAGGTCGCGCAGATGCTGCTGCAGGAGGCTGTGACCGCCGACAAGCTCAACGAGGCCGTGCCCGGCTCGGGAGACGAATGGCTGCAAGCGCAGATCATGAAAGCGGAACACGCCGACTTGTTGAGGCAGCACCAACAGCAAGAGCAAGCGCGGCAGCAAGCCGAGCAGGCGAAGAAGCAGGAGTCTATCTCTAATAACCTGCGCAACATCGCTATGAAAGAGTTCGAGAACGCTGGCTTAGACTACAAGCCGACTGCCTGGAACCTGTTCCGCGAACACTGCGCAGCGGTTTACGAAGAGACCGGCAAGTTGAGTCGTGCTGACGTTCGCCGCGCAGTGATCGACACCAAGGCGCAGATCGAAGATTACGTTCGTAAGTACAACGAGCCCACGCAGCGCCCCACGCTCGGCGGGCCACGGCTCGACGGCGGAGCTCCACGCGCAACGAACCCGTCTGCGCCGAGTCGGCCAGGCAGTCGCCAGCTGTCGTCTCGTGAGTTTGAGCGCCAGATTCGGTCGGGTCGTTTTTGATACATGTTATAATCTGCATTAAGCACTAACTAACCAGTTCGCAAGAGGCCCGCGACCTCGGCGTCCCCCTAACTAGTGGACAAGACGCCTAACATACCGTGGACAACCTCAGACTAGGTGAAGTGCGAAACCACTGTTTCTCACAACATAGTTTGAGGTTTCTACATATATGGCTGGTAATACCGGCGCATTGCTCAAAGAGGTCTACGGTGGGATGTCCAATCCTATCGCACCCGAGGGCAGCTTCGCCAAAGATATTGAGTTCGTTCCGCCGAAGGAACGGACTGGTCGAGACTACTACTTCCCCGTTCGCCTTGGCCTAGAGCAGGGCGCGAAGTACAGCGTCTCTTATGATGCGTTCGAGCTGCAGACTCCGGTAGACGGCGTCTACGAGGACGCAACGCTTGCTGGTGCCGAGATCGCGATGAAGGCATCGCTGTCTTACGGCGAGATGAGCCGCTTGTCGGCGTCGAAGGGCGAGAGCTCGAAGGCGTACGACCAGGGCGTCGCCATCAAGATTCTGAACCTGACGCAAGGTATGGAGCTCCATCGTGAGATGGCGCTTTGGTACGGTCCCGGCGCTAACGCGCTGGCAGCACCGCTTGCAAACATCGGCGTTGTAAACAGCGTCGGTGCAGCGGCTGGTGCGAACGGTATCCGTATCTTCACCATCACCCGCGCTTCATTTATCCCGGGTTTTTGGCAGGATGCGCAGAACATCTTGCTCGAGTTCGTGGCGTCTGGCGGGCTCACCCCGTTCACGCTCACGGCCGCGAAGGTCATCGCAGTCGACATCAAGAATGCCCGTATCACGGTGCAAGGCTTGCAGGCTGAAGTGAACAACGTTGGCTTCGCCGCTGGTGCGACTGTCCACGTGTACTCGTCTGTCGGTAACTCGATGATCGGCGCGCAGCCCATCTGCGAAAACACCGGCATCATGTTCGGCATCGATGGCGCGCAGTACCCGCAATGGAAAGCGCAGAGCTACCCAGTCAACGGGACCTTGTCGTTCGACAAGCTCATCGAGGGCATCACGCTCGCTGCTGACTCTGGTCTCGACGGAGGCTGCACCTGCTATGTGAATAACAGGTCGTGGTCGACACTTCTGACTGATGAAGTCGCGATGCGTCGGTACCTCGGATCTGACATGGGCGGCAAGGCCAAGCCCGGGTTCCGCGAGATCGAATTCATCACAAATTGCGGTGTAATCAAGATCAAACCTTACAGGTACATGAAGCAGTCGTTGGCATTCGCCATTCCGACTGACGAGTGGAAGCGTGTTGGTTCGTCTGACATCACTGCCACCCTGCCCGGCAACCCTGACGAGTTTTTCTACCAACAGTTGGACAACGCCGCAGGCGCTCAGTTGCGAATGTACATGGACCAGTCGATCGTGAGCGAGATCCCGTTCCACTCGGTGATTTTCAGCGCCATCGACAACCCGAACGACAGCATCCCGTCGCTGACCTGATCTTCTCTTTGACTGCCCTGGCCTCGGGTGTGCGTTCGCGCGCTCGGGGCCGTTGTTTATGGAGGTTTTGACATGTTTCCGATTTTAGCTGCGGCACAGGCTGCGATGGGCGTTGTTGACGCCAAGAAGAAAGAGAACGAGGCGAGACGCACCAACGCTGCTCGCGCAGCGCTCGGTGAGGCGCCAACAGCCGATCCCGGTGGCGGCACCATGGGTGCGCTGATGAACGGCATAGGTGGCATCGCAGGCGCCATGGACAAGCAGCCGAAAGCGCCGGAGAAGCCGGTAGCAGGGCCTAAGTCGCCGATGTACAGCGCAGAGGAGGCCTACCCGAATACGGGCGCAGGCTCGAAGCCGCTGTCGACTCCGCCGCCCGCGGTTGGACCGGCGATGGCTGGACCACCGCCGCCTCCGATGGGCGCCATGCCGAAGCAGCTGGGAGGCATAGGAGCTCAGATGCAAGACCCCATGCTCGAGGATGAGAACGCGAATCTGATGGCCGGGTAATATGTTCACGCAAGACTTCATCGCGCGAGTGAGACAGATGTGTCAGCTGCCTGATGAGGATCAGGACTGGACAGACTCAGAGATTCTGCAAGAAGGTACGCTCGCGATCCGCGAGCGATTCACGCAGGTTATAGCTAATATCCGGCAGGGCTATTGGCTCAAAGAATATAAGATCTACACGACTGCGGGGCGAGCGCAGTACCGGATCCCGTACCGCTCGACGATGCAGGGCCTCGAGCTCGTCGAGATCGAGAAGGCGAATTCGTCTGGCTTGTGGCGGCAGCTCAATATTGCGACCACATCGCAGACGACCGACTATTCGACGCCGTCGCTAAACGAGCCGAGTCACTTCGAGATCCGCGGCGACAACATCGTGCTCTACCCGACGCCGCAGCAAGACCGCTGGCTACGTGTGCGCGGCTACTTGCGCCCGAGCGAGCTCGTGCTGCTCGAGGTTTATTCAGATGAAGAGGGCGAGCACTCGAACGTCGGCATCGTGCAGTCGTGCGAGCTGATCGATGATGGGTTCGGCGGCCAGCTGTTCCAGGTGACGCTCGATGCCGAGCCGCCGTTCGACTTCACCGACGTAGTCGGCCAGTCCTTCGACATCGTGCAGACGACTGGCAGCGCCGAAGTCGTCCTGCCCAGCTGCTACTGCTACACCTATTCGCCGCCAGACACGATGCTCATGCGCGTGGACTTTCCCGGCCAGTACGACGCCGCGGGAACGGTCATGACCACGGCCGATGGTGACTCGTTTCGTGCTGCCTATCTCATTGCAGCCGACTATGCGATCACGATCCCGCTGCCGCAGGAGCTGCACTCGGGACTTGTTGCCTGGGTCAGCGCAGTCATCCTCACCGAGCGCGGCGACCTCGAGAAGGCCGCTGGCTGCTCGAAAAAGGCAGAAGCTGCCATTTCGCGCGCTATAGATGTAATGACGCCGCGCATAAAGGCTCAGCCTTACACATTCAAAACTAGGAATAGCTATCTGCGGAGACGTCAGGCGTGGGGCTGGGGGCGGTGGTAAGCCGTGGCCAAGCTCAAGACGACGCAGGTCAAGATCCAGGGCCTGCAGACTAATCCGAATCCGTACGCGCTGACTCCCGGTAGTTGTGCAGAGGCCGAAAACGTCCTGATGCGTCGTCCGGGTATGATGACGACGCTCACCGAGGATCGGACGCTGTATACGCTCGACACGTTCAGCTCGTACAAGCCATTCAAGGCCTACAACGACCAGCTTTACGGCGGCAGGTTCGCGGTCGTGCAGGCACAGGTGGGGCAGTCGACTATCTGGAACCCTGCTGCACCCGAGACGCAGGTGGGCGGCATCAACACGTTCATCTTCAACAACCGTGACTACACGCCGGAGCTAAGCTCGAATGCGTACGAGATCTCGAACGGGTGGGACTACGTCGGCAGCTCATATATAGAGCAGCATCGCAATGTTGGGTTTATCCCCGGCATGACGCATGACGCATACAACACCTTCCGCACGCTCGTGACCGAGAAGTGGGGAACGATCGTCAGCTATGAGCGCTTTGCGGGCCTCTACCCGCCGATGCTGCAGCTCGAGCTCACGCAGGTGCCTGCAACGAGCGGTACGCTCGATGCGAACAACTGGTTCGTGCCAGGCAACACGGTCAGCTACAGGGCTATACTGACGCTCGAGACGAGCGACATTCCCGATGACCCGTCTGGCGTCTTGTCGCCGCCGCCACGGCCGTACATTTTGAGAGGCCCGCCTAGTCAGACTTATTCGCTCACACAGGACCTCTACGGAGACAAGGCGTCGGTGCTCGTCTCGCCAGCGCTCAACCTGCGCGACCCGCTGCCGAAGCTGGCTGGGTTTCAGGACTACAAATACTTCCTCGAGATTTACCGCTGTCCGCAAGACGAGGTGCAGGATCCGACGTTCCTCACCGACGACTATCGGCTCGTCGCAAAGCTGGCAATCCCGCTGTGGAGCTCGAGCACGTTCCCAGTCGCTGGCGGCACGTGGGAGTGGGTCGACAACATCAGCGAAGACAGCCGCAACGGCGGCCAGGCGCTCTACACGAACACCGGGCAGGAAGGCGACCAGGGCGCGAACTATGCGCCGCCGTCTGCGGCAGACATCTGCGTCTTCAAAGACAGCACGTTTTACGCGAATCGCGCGGGCTTGCCGGCGAAGAGCTGGGAGATGCGCGGCGCGTTCGGCAACTTGCTCACGACGAGCGAGGTTACCTACGGCATTGGCCATCGAGAGATTACGGGCTACGTCAACGCAGGCACGTTCATTGTGTCTATTGCCGACCCGAACGACTTCACCGGCCTGGCAGTCGGTCAGGTCATTTCGAACCCAACCGTCTGGTCAACAAGCTTCGTTACGATCACAAGCATCGACTTGGTGAACTCATGGCTCGTGGTCAGCGCTACGCAGACCGGGCCTTCGGGCCCGAAGACGCTGATCGTTGCAGATCGTATCGATATAGTCGAAGTGTATGCTGACGGTACTCAGTCCGCGATCATGCATCTCGACCCAACGGACCCGGTCGGCTCAGCTATCAGCTGGAATCTGACCGCGAGCAAGCCGTACCTGTACTCGTGGCCGCAAGGGCTGCGCTTCGCCACTGGCTACGGGCACGTGATCGATTCGTACCCGCCGCAGCAGGGCTACAAATTCGGCATCATCAGCACGACGCCCTACTGCAAACGCGTCTCGCGGCTCGTGTTCCAGATGACCAATCATCAGAACTACGCGCCGCAAGGTAAGGCGATCACGGGTGGTTCGGTGAGCAGCACTGCGTGGGTCGAGGGCACGTACGAGCTCCGGCGCAATATCGTCTACGTCTCGAAGACGGGCGAGCCCGAGCACGTGCCGATCGGCAATTTTCAGACCATCGGCGCGGGCGTGATTCTCAAGATGTGGCCGACGACGTCTGCCATCTTCTTTTTTTGCAGTGATGGCCTCTGGCGGCTCACAGGAGACGGCACGACTTGGACCGTAGACCAGATAGACCCGACCGCGTTTCTTCTCCACCCGGACCTCGTCACGAGCCTCAATAACAAGATCTACGCGATGCTCGAGGATGGCCTCAGCATCGTCACCGACAGCGGCGCTCAGCTCATCAGTGACGACGCTATCGGCGCGACGCTACGCAACCAGATGAGCCGTATGCGCGCGGTGCAGCGAGAGTCGGGGAAAAAGACGCAGTTGCCGTACGTCTTTGGGCCGAACATGGTCGCCGATCATCACTTCAACGAGATCTGGTGGTCGCTGACGACTGCCGGGTTCACGACAGACTGGTCGTTGATCGACTCGTACATCTTCAACGAAGACACGCAGAACTTCACGCGGCAGACGAACTTCTATCGCGGTATGGCGTATTACGCGCGTAATCAACGTGTGTGCTATGTGAAAGGGACCGGGCTTCCGGATTGGACGCTCGACGTCAAAGACGACTTCTTCTCGCAAGGCGACCCGATAGGCGG